TCTTTGGCAATCTGTTTACTCGACTCAAATATAGAGGCTAGCCCTGCTGCTTTATCTTTGGGGTCAACCACAGGCAAGAACGCCGCGGCGATCTCTTGAACGACTTCTTTGACGCCCTGAAAAGCGCCCTTAAGCGCAGCAAATGCTTTTTCTGGCTGTAATATGGCAAGCATCTGCTTGCCTATTTCTGTGAGCAGATCATTGAAGCCTGACGACAATTGTCGCAATTGCCCGTCAAATGACGCACCAAATGCTTCAGCGGCTGCCTTAGCCTCGCTACTATTGCTCGCCCTGAATACTGCGCGCACTGCCGTGGCACTGCTCACCGAGCCTTGTTGCACGGCAGCCATTGCCTCCTCGACTGAGTAGGCATTGCCGGTGACTGCCTCGAGCTCTTGGGCAAGCGCTTCAAATACTTTCAGCCCGCCTCTTTGCAATGTTTTGAGCGGCCCATCAGTGGCGATGGCTGCGCCACGGATCTCAGTGATTGCGGCAGCAACTGCCTGAGCACCAGAAGCTCCACCACCGAGCAGCTCGATGGCGTTGCCAGCATTGGCCAAGATAGTAGATGCGCCTGCCGTGCTGATGCCAGCAGCGGTAAATTGTTCAAATGCCTTGGCTAAATCCTCGAGCGGTACGCCACTGCCGCTGCTTATGTCGCGTAAATCCTTGATAACTTTATTGCCTGCCTCGATTGATTTGGCTGCGTACTGAGCTCGTATCGTCATCGTCTCGAGAGCGCCACCCATTCTCAGAATGGATACGGCACCTTGGATAGGCAGGCCAACGAAGAATTGGAACACGCCGCGTGCCATGTCAAGCAGGCCTTTGACATCGTTCAAAGATTTAAGGCCTAGTGATTCTGCTAGATTTAGTTTTTTCTCGCCTAGCTTGTCTTTTTCTTTCTTCAGCGCCTCGAGCTCTTCTTTAGTTTTCTTTGCTTTGTCGCCTACATTCTTGAGGTCTTTGCTGGCATCAGCAGCGCCCTTAGTCAGCTCAGAGCCCTGCCACGCCATCTGTACCGAGAGCTTAGCGATACTAGCCATATGCCTGCTCCCTAGTCATGATCTTGGCCCCGGTCTCGACCAGTGCCGTGAGTGTTGTTCTTTCTGACTCCATCTCCGCGCAGAGATCGCGAGGCAGAAAGTCCGTAATCTTAGCGCCCTTACTCCACGCTGCCATCGGTGCCCATGCCGCTAGCGCATGCTGTAGGTCGCTGCGGTAGTAGCCCCATGGATCGAGCCTTATGAGTGCGACCCACTCAGCCAGCTCTGTGCTACTCATCCGCTCCTCGATCTCGCCGACCGTCATACCTAGATGACCAGCGAGCCGAAATAGCACCCGCCTGAGCGGGCGCTTGGCTAGTTTTTTTCCACATCCTCAGGACGCAGGCCGACCAATTTGCAGGATGCGTCCCAGAGCCTATCTATCGTCTGCGCAGGCATGCTGCTGACGATATCGATGTCTTTGTCTCCAAATAGGCGCGCACCCTGCTCGTCGCAGATGGTGAGCACCAGCAGACGGGCGCGAATGTTGGCGTATCGTGCCGCGCCCTCATTTTCAATTTGCCACGCGTCCCATTGGTCGCGCTGGCCTGCCGTGATCTCTCGCAGGCATACATCTCCGCCCCACTCGGGCACGGAGATGGTAATGATGCGTGGCTTTGCGCCTGCGATGATAGCTGCTTTGTCAAGTGTCATGCTACGTTACTCTTGTCGCTCAATTGGAGAGTTACTGTATACCTCAGCGCCTCGTCTGTAGCGCCAATATCAGGATACCCGATCTCGCTGATGTAGCCATCGTACACTGCGAGTGTATCGATATTTGCGCCACCGAGATCGACGGTCACGCGAGTGTGAACCTTGGCGAGCCGACGAGTGTCGAGCACACTTAACAGGTTGGTGGCAGTCACGGTATCGTCGAGATACAGCGTGAATTGCACTGTGCCTGGGTCGTTGCGCACTGGCACACGTTGCATTTTTGTGTCGCTCAGTGCGGTCACATCAGCGAACGTCGTAGATCGTGCATTAGCCGCGATGCTGATCAGCCCGTTTAGGGCTGCCGTGGTGCCTGCGGTGCTGCTGCTCAGCGTCGCGTAGGCTGCGGTCGTTCCCGGTCCAAGAACATTTGGCATGTCGAGACTCCTTTACTGGTATGTGCCGACTACGTCAATTGTAGTCAGCCGTGCTAGCTCGTCGGTCCCATCTCCCCCGAGCTCGGACTGATCCTGTGCCTCTTCGATGCGCCAGTGATGGATGGTCACGCCTGAAACTGTATGGCGTCCTGATGTAGCCTCGATCTGCTCTGCGATCCACACTAGGACACCCTGCGCATCAGATCGAGTCTCAGCCACTGCCGTGAGCGTAACACGCTCTGTGATGACTGCTGGTGTGCCCCTGAGCAGCATCTGACGCTGAGTGCTAATGCCCTGATAGACCACGTACGGCAGAGACGAGCCCACTGGCGCATTCTCCGGTGATATGCCACCGGGGATAGTCGTGCCGTAGTCGGTGCGCCCGACGAGGTAGGTGCGCAGGAGTTTGCCTAGGGCACTCATACATCACCTGCGTCTGGTGTGATTTTGCCCTTGGCAATCAGATTGTCTAAAGACATTTGCAAGTATTCGACTGTTATCGATGATGCCGTGGAAAGGCCAGAATCTAGGGCAGGGCGCAAGAAAGGTTTAGCACTAACCCTTATTCGCTTATTGCTGGCCCAAATTTTGGCGTTAAATCCTTTTTCGACTAAGTGCGCGTATTTTGTTGGTTTCGCTTCAACCATGACATTACGCTGCGCTACTTTTGCCTTTGTCGGCTTGAAATATGCGATAAAAACTTTGGCCACAGTGCCTTTTTTGGGACCGACTATCGCAGTGACTATGCCTTTTTTTGTTGTGACAACCTTTACGGCGATGCTTTTTTTCAGGGCTAAACTTGCGCCATACATGCGCACAAGTTGATCACCTACGCGTATCACCGCTTTGCGACTAGGTGCTTTCGCCCTAGCGATTTTTGCGACCTGTCCACCAATTTTGCGAGCAGCTCGGCGAAACGCGGTACGTATGACGATCGGGAATTTGGCGAGCCGATTCATCAGGTCGCCCAATCCTACAATTGGAAACTGCTCATCCATTGCATACGGCATCACGCACCTCCAGTCGTGGTGGTGGTCGTCGTAGGTGCTGCCGTTGTCGTCGTGCTGGTCGTGGTCGTCGTGGTCGCTGGCGCATCTGACTCGACCTGCACAGCCGTGATCTTGAGGTGTTTATTTACACCATCAACGGTACTTAATCCCACGATGTTGAGCGTGATGTCTCCGTAGATCATGCGATGAGTCGGTAGCACATCGGTGCGATATCGCATTGTGATCGTGTAGGTCGTGACTGATGACTGCATGAGAGCGCTCTGTGGCTCGCTGCCAGGAGTCGAGACAACACTGGCCCACACGGTCGCATAGGTGGCCCAAGTGCGGATAGCCTGCCCGTAGTCATCGAGCGCATCGGTCGCAGCCTGCAAGGCTACGCGACGACGCATGTCTCCTACTACGGTGCCAGCGGGCATCAGCTATACCCTCCATCGGAGTAGAGCCTGAGCACGCTATCGACTGCCAGCGGGACTTCAGATCCGAACGACCCAACTGCCTCGCGGTGCTCGTACCAATGCGCAACGAGCATCATAATTGCGAGGCGCAGGAGCTGCGGTATGCCCGTGCTTGCTGAGCCGTAGCCTGCGATCCAATCGATTTCGATTGCTCCACGCTGCAGCGGATAGGTGACCGGCCAAATGCCGCTCGGTGGCAGCACGAGCAGGGGCGGGTTGTTGTCGAGTAAAATTTCAAAATCACCAGCGGCATACGTCATCGTCTGCTGATTGCCATCACCGTCGTAGTATCGAATCCGCGGTGTGATGTATGCGATGCCGGTCACGAGATTAGCCTCAGCCTCGATCGCAGGCGACCTTGGCAGCTCGATGTCGTAGGGCCAGTTATCCATCGTCAATCGGTATGCGGTATAGATCAGGGTGCGGCTAGTGTAACGCTCTACCATGTCACGCGCCGCGCTGATCATCGCAGTGATGAGCGCATCATCGTCGCTCAGGTCCACGCGCAGGTGGAGCTTCGCCTCAGCCAGTGTTACTGGCTCGGACGTGCCACGCGCGAGGATCTTGATGTTCATCGTTTCTCCACGTTTTTACGGCGCTTATTGTCTGCGATGTCTAAAGGTGGTGGAGCCAATGCTGCTGGCTCCTGATAGGGCTCGGCGAGCCCAGCGGATACGAGCCGCTGGGCGTCATCGCCAATAATGTCCAGAACCTCGCCGGGCATGTAGCTCACGAGAGTGCCAACACAATGTATGAGTATTTTCACTCTCATGAGTCTACCCCACATTAGGTTGCTGGCTGAGTGATACGGACGATGGCTGAGCTTTGAGCGACCTTGGCATCGCTACGACGAACAGCCATGAATCCGGTCTGATAGGCATCAGCATAGCGTTCGTTCATGCGGATGATTTCGATATCGCCCGCATCACGGATGTAGTACTTGCTGAAATCGCCGAACAGAACAGTTTTGGCATTGGCAGCAATCGAGCTGGCCATCGCGTTGTTGACGATCACCGGATAGCCCAAGAGCCGCGGTGCGTTGCCGTTAAGCAAGTCGAGGAACAATGGCCTGCTCTGTGAGTCGGCCAACTGAAGGATGGTAGACCAGATCGTCTGGTGCATCATGAATGCACCATTCTGCTGGTAGCCAAAGTCGAGTGCATTGCGCAGGCCCATGATATTGGCCAGCGTGATGGTGGTTGTGGTCGCGCCAGCAACGCCAGCCGATGAGCCGGTGACTACACCCTGAGGAGCAGTCGTGCCGTTACCAGTTGCGTGGTCGGTGGCTTCCTTGCGACCGAGACGCTCGCCGAGCAGGCCAGCAACTTCGGTCGCAAGATCCAACCCAGAGTCACGTAGGAGCTCATTGCTGAGCAGCACCAGAGACTCGGTGCGGTATGCGCCGAGGATGATCTGACCAAATGTCATGTCAGTAGCGGATGGTGCGGTGTTTTCCGCGCCAATCGCACCCGGGTTGCCAGTGTCGTCAATCGTGGGGAATGGCAAGCTGTTACCCGACTCGGTGCGGATGACGCGAGCGACATCACGCAGCGGGTTGAAATAGACGATCTTTTTCTCGAGCTCAGCAAGAAAGCCCTGCGGGATGGTGTAACCACCGGCACTGGAGCTGGTCGAGTTGGCGCGAGTCAGCACGATGCGGTTGCTGCCCAGGTTGAGGCCTGAGCGCTGAGCTGCTGAGCGGTGCTCAGGGCGAGCATCGTTGCCCAAGAACCATCCGCAAAGAGCGGTTTCGCGGTCCCGATTGGCGCGCTTGTCGTCGAGGTCGCGGGTGAACATTGGCACGCCTACTGGAGCTGGGCGAGTGCGGCGTGAGCTTGCGCTCAGCACATCGCTGAGACGTGCGCGAGCTGCCTGCTGCTGAGCTGCTGGATCTGCTGCTGGTGCTTCTGCTGGTGCCTCTTCGCCAGAGACCTCTTCAGCCATTGCAGCCTCGATAGCCGCGATGCGTACATCGTGCTCAGCAATAAGAGCAACGATTTCATCTACTTTGGCAGTCTCTTCTGGCGTCCACTCACGGGTCGATGCCGACTCGTGATAGGTTTTTGCCTGCTCTACTAGACGTGCTCGCTCTGCGAGCAGGTCGCGACGTGATACGACGCTCATACAATCCTCCCTGCGCAGCCGAGCTGCGACATAAGCAATTTTCGGCCTCGCAAATGTACGCTCAGCCGTAATTGGCTAGCGCTCCACTGATCACGCGACCGTATCGCGACCGTGGTGTCCGGGTATGCGGGGATGGTGACGACGGAGACCTCGATGAGCTCGACATCTGTCACGGTCCGCACTCGCACTGTCTCTTCAATTGTCCACTCGTCAGCTCGCACAATGAAGCCAAACGACATTTGATTGACATCGCCGCGCTCGATGAGCATACGGAGATCCTTGGCATAGCTGGTATCTGGCGGGTAGATCTCAACGCCAAGGCCATTTTTGTCGGTGCTCAGTTTGAGCGTGCCCGCACTGCGACGACCTAGCACAAGCGATGAGTCGTGATTGATCAGCGCTCGCACATCTGCGTTTTTATCCTCGAGGGTGCTGGCAAATGCCTGCGGTGCTATGCGCTCACGGAAACCACCCAGATCTTCGCTCAGCGGCCCGTAGACCGAGGCATAGCCCATCAGTCGGCCAGCATCAGATGAGACGGTAGAGAGCAGTCTACGCTCCATTGTCGTCCTCCCTATCCATCTGTCCAGCCACTTTGTTCGCCCATGTTTGCCCCGGATCTCCACCCCATAGCGCCCAAGCAATGCGGCCAGCGCTCGGAAAACCGTCTTGACCGGGCGACCAGCCCTCGCCCTGTGAATCGACGGCATGGCGGGCAAAATAACTCACCATCCGCCCGATTGTGTCGGGGCTGATGTTGCTGCCATTGCTAAGATCTCTTGCACGAGCAACGCCTACCTCAGTGCCGCCGCGACCATATTCGGCTCGCCACGCTAGACCTCGAGCGGCTTCCTCGCGCACTCCGGCAGGTGGCGAAAAATCGATATTGTCGTATTTTGCTCGACGCTCAGCAGGCATCGATCGCTCAGTCTCTGTTTTGCGTAACGGCAGAATCGGTCGCCATTTGATGCGCCAGCCATGGCGACCACCTGGGCGGCTCGGTGGCACAAGCTCACGCTCACGCTCGATGCCGCACACACGGCAGCGATTGGTGCTGCCATGCTCGCAGCTCGGGATCTGATGCTCGGTCATCGCGAGAGCCAGAGCGATCACGGCATCGCTGGCATATGCCTCAAGGTCGTTGGTCTCTGCTGGTGCCGCTGGTGCTGCTGGCAGCGCTGTAGGATCGACGACAACCGGTGCGACAGTAGGATCAGCAGGCGGTGCCTGAGCCCCGCCCATCGACGATACGGGTTGCATGTTGAGCGGCTGGAGAAATACATCTCCACCCTCGATAGGGTCGAGCTGCTCGAGCGCTCGGATCTCATTGACGCTGAGCCATCCCCAGTTGCGGCCGATGGCGTATGCGCTGTATCTCGCTGCTAGGTCAGTGCGCAGCAGCCCCTCGACGCGATGCTCGACGTAGTAGCTGCTGCTGATCGGCAGGAGCAGTTTGTTGCGAACCTCCTGCTCGATGCGGACAAGCCAAGGGCGCAGCGTCTCGCTCAGGAACGCTTGGTTTTCTTGCTCGAGCGAGCTGTAGGTCGATCCGCCAGTTGCCCGCAGTTTCGATACCGGGATGTTAAACCAGCGGGCAATCTCCTCGAGCTGGAAACGTCTGGTCTCGAGGAACTGCGCATCGTCAGGCGGGATGGCGGTCGTGGTCCATTTCATGCCTTCTTCGAGGATTGCCACCCTCGAGGCATTATCGATACCAGAGTGCAGACGTTCCCAATCGCCGCGAAGGCGACCGCGGGCATCGTCGCTGAGCCTGCCGGGATGCTCTAGCACGCCAGACGGGCGAGCGCCGCGACCGAAAAACGATGAGCCAAATGCCTCAGCAGCAATGCCGAGACCGATCGAGTCTCGAGCCAGCGAGACAACGCTGGCGCCGACGTAGCCATCTCCGCCTGGGCCACGTAGATGCAGTACGTCAGATGCTGGTATGTAGGTCGGGCGAGCGTGGTCCGAGCGATAAATATATTGTAGGTCGCCGTTTTCGGATCGCCCGACTTTCATGTTTTCGGCACGCAGTAGCCATAGGCGCGTCGGGCGGCCAATCGTGTCTCGCTCGATCTCGCAGTAGCCATTGCCCCACGTGAGAGCCTGCGCAAGCCATTGCTCACGCAACTGCATCGAGGTCATCTCTTCGTTTGGTGAAAATCGCAGGAGGTCAGCGACCATCATGTCATCAGCGATAATACGCCCGCTCGAGGTCTGCTGATAGACGTGAAACGGCAGGCTAGAGATGGTCTCAGAGATAATACGGACGGCTTGCCAGAACGGCGCATAGCTGAGCGCTGATGACTCAGATACTTGCACGCCAGCGCTGCTAACCGCGCCACCATGAAACGCTATGAGCGCGGGATCTCGCAGGCTTGGGCGATTGCCCATGCGCAGCGTGAATAGGCTCTTGATGCGATCGATGATCGTCATATGAGAGTCATCCCTCGCGACTCGTACACCGATGGGGCACCACGCCCTATCGCTCCGCCTGCCTCACCGACTCGAGATCTTGCGACTGCCATGATCGAGGCGACCAAGGCGTCAATCTTTTCCGATGACTTAGCCTTGCTCGGTTTGATATTCCCGGCAGCGTCTGACTCTATCGAACAGTTGCCCAAGCACCATCGCAATACCGGATTGCCGTCATGTCTCAATTTTCTTGCCATGACCAGCGTCTCAAAATCCTTGGCAGCGGGACTCATGCTTGCGTAGCCCTGCCCAAACGACACGATGTTGAGCCCGTCGCTCTGCATCTGCTGCGCCAACTGGCTAGCATTCCAACGGTCAATTGCAATATCGACGACCCGATACTGTGCGCAGAGCTGCTTGATCCGCGTGTAAACATCCTCGTACTCGATCACATCGCCATCGGTGACGTTGATGTGCCCGCTCGCATGCCATTGGTCGTAGCGCATGCGATTGGTGCGCTCTCTCTGTTTGAGCGCGCCTCGAGGTGCCCAGCATGTTGGCTCAATCCAGATCGTGCCATCGTCCAACGGAAACGCCAGCACAAACGCCGAGAGATCCATGGTCGAGCTCAGGTCGAGCGCACCATAACACAATCGACCATCGAGATCAGGTCGAGGGCTGCGGCATGCGTCCCATGTCTCGGGTGCGATCCATCGTGTGATTGTGTCGGTCCACTCGCAAAGGTGGAGGCGGCGAAATGCTAGCTCGCGGGCAGGTGATTGGGCTGCGTCCATGGCGGCTTGGTGCATATAGTCAGGCAGCACAGATACGCCATAGCCGGGATTAGCTGCTCGCCATGTTGACTCATCTCGCCACGATGCCCCGTCTGGCGCACGATAGAGCACGGGCAAGAAACTGTGATCGACCAGTGAGCCATCAGCGACTGACCGGGCGTGCTGGTGCATCTCATAGCAGAGCGAGTTGCGATCGTGACCCGCGGTCGTGATTGCCACGGTGAGCGGCTGCCTGCGTGAGCCTACGCTTGTTGTGAGCACATCCCAGAGCTCTCTGTTGGGCTGAGCGTGCAGCTCGTCAAATATGATGCCGCTACAGTTAAACCCGTGCTTGGTGTGAGCATCTGCGCTGATTGCTCGATATCTGCTACCGTTCTTGGTGACAATCTCTTTGCGCAGCACAGTGCATCGTGATGCGAGCATCGGGCTAGCCTGCACCATGCTGCTTGCAATATCGAACACGATAGATGCCTGCTCACGATCAGCGGCTGCCGACACGATCTCCGCGCCCTTCTCCCCATCGGCCATCAGCAGGTAGAGCGCTATGCCTGCGCATAGCGTGCTCTTGCCATTTTTACGCGGTATCTCGATGTAGCTGGTGCGGTATTGGCGCAGGCCATCGGCACGGAGAGTGCCGAACAATGGCTCGATGATGTCTCGATACTGCCAGTCGGCCAGCATGAGCGGACGGCCTGCGTCCGCTCCTTTAACGTGAGTCAGGCAGGTGCGGAAAAACAGCTCGACGTTGCGAGCGGCTAGCTGCCCAGGAGTTTGAGTATCGGGTTGTCGTCGGGCACGCTTGCTGCCGTCACCTGCTGCTCGGCGGGCAGGCGGGTGCTCGATCGTGTGCGTGGCATCAGGTTGAGGCTGATCAGCATCGACTGGATTCGCGACTCGCTTCGCCCTAGTTCTGCGTACGCTGGATGTAGCGCTGGCCCGTTTTCGCGGTCGATCATCGGGCTCGGTAGCTGATCGATCAGGTCGCGCAGGATCTGCGCTCTCGCCAGCATTTTTGCCGCCATCGTCACCGCTGCGAGATCTGATGCCCCGCCCGTTCCCACGTGCGCCATCGCCTCGACTAGCCATTTGTACTGCACCATTTCTAATTTAGACAAACCGAGTGGCTTATCTGGTAGCGGCCCGCCTGCTCGTAGCCATGAGGTGCGATCGACTGGCTTGCGACCACGCTTAGCCATTGTGATATCTCCACTATTACCAAAAATATCCATAGATCCCAGTCAAAAACCTGTTCAGATGGCGATGGCGGTCTTCCTCCCATTTTAGGGGGTTTTTTGACCCCCCCTTGGCATTTTTTTTGATCAAAAAAATCAGCCAGAAATCTTCTTAAGCAGAATTTGCAAAGCAAATTTCAGGATAATTCCCACGACAAACGGCGAGACGCCTGCAATCGGATGCCCTTCGTCTTCGCTGCCAGCGATGATGGACTCGATTGCGGTGATTGCGTCATCCTCGCTTGTCTCTTCTGGCACAGAGCCAGCGACATCAGCGGCAGGCACAAACGTCTGCCCGAAATAAACGACGACCTCAATTAGCGCGTCAAACACCGGCTTGCCCCAAGGCGTCTGGCCACGAGCAAAGCTTAACAGAGTCACGAGAGCGGCTGTCGGAAACATGTGATCACCTCCTGATTGTCCATGATACAGGTCTAGGTCTAGGCTGAGCTGCTGGCTTGGGCGCTGGCTTCCTCACTGGCGCGACGTACCGCCGCACCTGAGGAGCAGGCGATGGTCATGTCGGGCATGGTGGCGCGGCCAGCATAAGCCAGATGATTGCGATCATGTTTGCACCGCCTGCAATCCCATAGCGCTCAAGCAATCAGCAAATCCCCAGAGCATGCCCGTCGATTGCCCCGGATTATTGGTGGCATGCAGAATGCCGTCAGGATTGCCACATCTCCAGTAAGTGATGCCAGGAGTGTCGTCGAGACCTAGCGAC